GTAGAAGCCCTCTGAAATTATTGAGTCAATAATCGCTCTTGCAATTTCCTCATTTTTTCTATAGGATGCAATGTCAGTTGCGCTGTCAGCCATTGTCGTTGCATCAACATATGGCCTTACTACATCAAAGGTAACCTCATCATTATCTACAACCACCTCGTAGCTTGCATCGTATCTAGTGGGAAAGTCTATGGTCAGCTTAGAGTCTGCATTTGAAAACCCCGAGTCTGTGCGTACAGAACTATCTGCAAGATCTATAATCTTGTACTCATACTCAGTATTCGCCAGTGACACAGTCACCTCTGTTTGTGGGACTGTGTGTGGCAATCTCAGGATTTCCATTTTGCTTATGCTCCGTATTCTCGAGCTACCTCTTCAGGGGTAGCGATCCTTGTGTGGCCCCTAGTGAGCCACTGATCCGCTGCCTTCTTGCCGACAATGTTATAGCCTTTTTCTAGCTTGCCGACGCCCTCCCAGTTTACATTTTTTGTAGAGTAAATTGCTACTGTTTCTTTATCTGCTTTGGCTGGTGCCTTAGTTAGATTAATGTCAATAATGTTTTCTGGCTGTGGTATGTTCGAGCCGATAACTTCATTAGACACTGTCTGCTTTACAGTCTTTTTACCAGAAGTAGCTTTACGTTCTGGTGACTTAACAGTGCCTTCTTTTGGCGGTGCCTTTTTCTTAGTTGCCATGATGCCTCCTACTAATATTATACCAGAATAAAATAAAGGGCAGGGACCTTAAGCCCCTGCCCTTTATAGTATTAACTTATGACTTAGGAATCTGAACCTGCATCTGCGTAAGCAATTGCATCTTCTTCTTCCCACTGGATTCCGAAACGAACGAATACGGTGTACTCGATTGTGTCCTTCTTCGCAACGTACTCACGGTTTACTGTGATGTCGCGCTGGAAGCCCCAGATACGGTTTGAAGGGAATGTCAAGTCGACATAGCCCTCAGGGTAGTAAGGCACTTCCTGGACATCGATACCAAGCACGCGGGTAGTGCGTGCGGTACCTAGTGTCTGGCCGTTGCCGTCTAGGTAGGACTGACGGTTTACTTCGGTTCCACCTGTAGTAGGTGTGAAGGCCTCAGCAATCGCGTCTGCGAGTGTTCCGTTGTTCTTGAGAATTCCCTGGTAAGCGTCGGTACCAGCGTAGAACTTAAGGTTGTTCTTAAGTGCGCGGTACTTACGTGGGATGGTAAGCAAGATACCCTGCATAACATCCGTGGTCCAGGCATTGTCAGTAACTGTTGTTACGTACTCGTGTGCATCTCCATTTGACTTTGTGCGGTTAACGAACCCGTCCATGATGGACAGGAAGTTACCAGTAGTACCGTCACCATTAATGGCTAGGTCCTCAATGTCATTTGCAAATGCGTTGGTCATTAGACGCACTAGGTGGTCTTCAAGGGCTCCGCCCTCAACACCATCTTCAAGTGCCTCTGCAGAGACCTCCCAGTCAAGACGAATCTTCTTTGTAGTCAATTCGACCTTGCTGAATGTTGCTCCAGTGTTGGTGTAGTCACCAATACCTTGTGATGCCGCACGAATTACACGCTCTCCAACGTTAACTTTTTCAAGCTCCATTGTGTTTGCACGCATAGTTACGCGACGACCATCCTTGGCGAGAACTGTACCATCCCACACGTAGTCAATAAAACGACGTGCTTGCTCTGGACGGAGAATACCACTAGCCGCATCACCCGAAGGATTTACTGCATTTGGGCCACTAGTTACTCCGAACTCGGCATTAGGAATGTTACCAAGTGTGCTCGCGCCAGGATCTGTTACTCCACCAATGCCACCAGATGCGAACGCACCCTGTGCCTGATAGTTACCAGGATTTGGATCTCCTAGCTCACCAGCCTCGCTTGGCTGGTTCTTCTTGATTTCTTCCGACATTTGTCACCTCCTAAGTGATTTTACTTAATTGAATAAGTCGGCTGTTTTGAGGAAACGACCGCCCCATAGGGATTTTTGAACCATTTCAGGCCCTTCCTGCACGATCTCGCCCAGATCGCCAGATTTACGGAAAGCTGTATCGGCTTCAACAGCCTCAAACCTCTTACCGAATTCATCAAAGTCGCCCTTTGTTGCGGAAATTTCCTGCTTGGCTGCAGCAACTTCCTCGGATACGCCAGTAATTGATTTCTTTAGTGCATCGACCTCAGCGTGAAGTGACTTCACGGTCTCTGCTAGATCGCTAAAGGCTGATGTGATAGTGTCTTTGATTTCGGCAACTGCGTCAACAGCTACTTCATCGGACTTAGACACTTCAGCAGCTTCTTCGATAACCTCGTCAGCCTTTTCGACTGTCTCGGCCTCAGGAGTCTCGGCCTTCTCAACCTCGACCTCTGCGTCAGCATCGTCTGCCTTCTCTACCTCGGCCTCATCGGCCTTAATAGTGTCAGCAGCGTCAACGCTTTCAACTGCGGCATCTGCCTCTGGGGCGACCTCGTCTGATTTTGCTACCTCTTCGATTACGGCGTCATCGGCCTTCTCGACTAGGTCTTGTGTTTCATCAGTCATAGGACTAACCTCCTTTGTTATCTTAGAAAGATCAATGCCTTTAGCACTATCAACTAAGAACTTTATTACGTTTTTCTTGTCATCGTCTGACTTCTCTACGAACCCAATGTTTTCCATTGGCTTATTGCTGGTTGGGCTAAGAACTTGTTCTTCTTGAGAAAGCATGACTAGTCCATTCTCTTTGTCCCAAAATACATTTTCCAACTCTACGTCCACGGACTCTCCCTTTACGATATCTACACCACTATCATTCTTCTCTACAGAGAGAATGCTTGCAAACTGATTTGCTGGGTTGTCTACCAGGGATAATTCTACCAGATCATAATCTTTAATAATACGAATCTGAAGGTCTGCCTTCTCATCGTAAGCATCATCCCACTTGTTCATTCTACCACCAATTGAGAAACCTGTGTACGTTCCATCGGTAACCTTTTCCCAGGTATCTTGAGCACCCTTAGAAATATACGCGGAAACATAAACACCATTATAGAATTTCTTAGTCTCAGGATCGAAGTACTTGTCCTCTTTGAAGGAGACCATCTTGCCTACTGCAGAAGGCTGGTGCATTTCGCGTATGTTCCCGCGAAACTTGGAGAATGCCTGAAGTGAGGCATCGGTTGTGACTATGTCGTTTTGCTTGTCTACATTGTCCAGGGTTGCGAAACCAGAGACGATGCGCTTATCGGCATCGACTTTACTGAACGGCATTGACAGGCGAACGCTGTCGCCTTCGGTAGCCCAATGAGCTTTAAACATAGTCATACTACAATAATTATATACTACTTTTTATCAAATTGTTAGAAAAACGATATAATATTTATTTTTCTTTAATCTGATGACGGCCCCTCGCCCTGAGCATTTCTACCGCTAACGGTAGCCGTGCTGTCAGACTGGTTGTTTGACCTGTCAGTATCCCTCTCCCTGTTCCGTGCAGTGTTGGCCCTAGCGTCTGATGCTTGTCGAGATGTCATCTCAAACGGCTCGTCTCCATCTTTTCGCTGTGGCAACCCCAAAATTTCTCGTGCCTCATTAGGAACCATGATCTGGTTCTTAACGTAACGCTCAAGTATTTGAGACTGTGAAATTTCATCTGTAAGCGTGAGCTCATTAAATTTAAATTCCACAATATCTGTTTCTTCTCTAATGACCTTGTTAATCATTTTAGCTAGATTTGTTTGTGCTGGTCTTGCAACCTGCTCTTTAAAAGTCCGATCTTGGGCAAGTGCATTTGCAATAGATGTGCTGTCGCCACCACCAATCTTAGATAGCGGAACCTGGTGTGCGATCAGGATGTCGTCTCTATTCTGTTTACGATATTCCTTAAACGATGCTTCCTGTACCCCGTTTTCCACGGGCTCCATCTTAAACTCTACCTTGCTGTTATCGCTATCTCCAGGAAGTGGGATATAGAGGGTACGGTGATTTTGCCCCTTAAGGTTGTTCTGTAGGAATCGGAACATCTTATCCTCTGCGTCAGCCGATAGCTGGGCACCCTTTAGCGTGACCACATAGCGTGGCACACCCTTGTTTCCGAAGTAGTCAATATTATACTGAGACGCTAGCTGATCTCCATGCAGAGAAGTAATAGCAGACAGAATATCTGGTACCCCGTAGAATGTGTTTAGCGGAGAGTACTCTTTGTAATGTATAATCTCATTCGGCCTTGGGTCCGTTGTGATGGGGTTCTTGTTAGTTGCACCAAAGTTACGGAAGTAAACAACCTTGTTTCCAATAATCTGCACGTAGCCGTCACGCAGTCTACGAGCTCGCATGGTAGTTGCAGGAATGTGACCGATGTAGCCAATCTTGCCCTTGGTAGTTCTACCAATCTCGAGGTAACCATTTCCAGTTGCCTGGACATCGGTGAAGAACTTAGTCAGGGTGTGTGTGAAGGACTCCTCGTCATTAAGACTTTCTAGCCAATCACGTAGCTCAATCTTTGCTCTTTCAATTCTATTACGAGCTCTATCCACAGCAGATTGATCTGGGTTTGTTTCGAGTCGCATCATTGTGCGTTTTGAAATTTCAAAATCGTATCCCAGGCCTACAATGTTTTCTACCTTGGCGTCAATGGCAGCGTGGTTAGCAAATGAAGTATCATAGTAGTTAGCTAGCTCGTAAAGATTCCAAGGTGGTGTGATTACGTCAAACATTCCGTATCCGTTACGGAATACTTGTCCAGGGTTTATCTCCTTTGAAGAAGCACCGTCCTGCCCAGAAGCCACAGCCAAAGCACTAGTCATGTACTGACGACCTGGATCATTTGCCACAGAGTTATCTGTTCGGGTTTCGTAACCATAAGCCATATTTTTAGACATGCGGGTTGCACGACGTTTAAAGTTGGTGTCGATACCGTTAAGCCCCTTTATGTCATCCCAGGACTTGTTGAATGGGTCCTGCTGCTTAAAGAGATCGGCTTGTTCCTGTACCTCGTCAATGCGGGCACCGACAGTCCACTGCTGATCTGACATTACCCCTCGTCTCCATACTTATCCAAGGTGTCCTTTGCTGCAATTACCGCACCCAAGTCATTCATGCTTGGAATAAGTCCCTGAGACATTCTGTCGACCTGTTCGCTGTGCTCTTCTTGAGAAATCTTTCGCATATTTGGGTAGAACTTGGCAGTTCCCTCTGGGCAGCCCCAGTACTTTGCGGCATTCTCTAGTTCTTGAACCCTAGAAAGGTCACCCTTCATTGACTCAATCGACAAAGCGTTACCGTCTCCGTCTGTAAAGGCCTTACCTGATGGCTTGTGCCATACGTATGTTCCGAAGTTAGAGAAGTTTTCTTCAATAACCTGTACTTTAGTGTCCCCGACCTGACCAGGGAAGCGTGGTTTCTTCTGTTTCATGGTAATAAGTATACCACATTATACGGGAGTGATGACGAAACTGTCCCACTGAAGGTCCTTAAACATGGAAGACCTGTAGTTTTTCAACAAAAGATTCTTTTCGGAAGTAAAAACAAACGAATTTGTGCCAGTAAATGTTTTATATACCAATTCTGCGTCCGACAATTCTGCATCTGACTCTGCCAAGAATAGCACCTGCTGCCATGTTGAGTCTTGCCAGTACTGCCAATCATTTGTGGTATCGATGCCACTCCTTACAGCTGCCCATTTTCTAAAGGAGAACCGTTGCACATCTGAGTCTTGTGTCTGGTGATAGTAGGAAATGTTATCAAAGAGTACGGGACTTGTTATCCTAAAGTACCCCTTGCCATTTGAAAAATCTAAAGATTCCAAGAAGGAGAAAGAAAGGGTAGTCCACAAGTTAGGGGTCAGGACTGGTCGCATGGCTACCTTACCATTAACATAAAAGACTATGTCGGACCTAAGAGAAGATGTTCGGCTATCGATAACGTATATCTGACCTCTCTTTTGGTTAGCAGAGTCTGCAACAATGTAGAACCTCAGGTACTCATTTGGAGTCTCTAGCTCAAACAACTGTACTGGTGATGTTGGAAAAGTGTCTTCATCATATCTAAGACTCATCTGCATTAGGTTAATCTTAAAAAAGCCAGTGTCTTCTGGGCTATAGCTGGGATTGATTACGTTGTACAGTCCTTCTACCCCAGCATTAGAAAACGGAACTCTAACCCTCATGCCCTTTGACTTCGTCAGGTGTAGGTGCGGGGAGGTATCTTTTGACATGCTCCAAGGAGGCACGTCCTTATACTCAAAGTAGTTGCCAGATTTCTTGTAAGGAATTACAGAAGATCCAACCGTCCTAATTCGATTTGGCTGGTTACCCAAAGCCCAAGAAGATAGGCTAAGAGATCTAATCTGAATATTCTCGCTAAGTATTCCTGGGGAATCTATTTCTACAGAAACGATTATTCCAAGAGAGAACTTGTCCACGCCCCTGGGGAACTTAATAATTGTATCATTAAGAACTTCATACTTAGTTGTTTGCCACTCGTCTGAAGGCTGGACTATTGAAGATCGTCCGAGCAAAGCAGTATTTGGCCTGCTAGGGCTAACTCCATTAGCAAGATATTCAAATGATACGTAGGTCTTGACTGGCAACGAAGACGTATCGTACTGATTTTCTTCGTTGAAGTTGTTTAGTTTAACATAGTCAAAGTTAAACTGTAAAAAGTCTAGGGCTTTGTAATCATTGTTGGCGGAGTCTTTTGCATTTTTAGCAAAATAAGATAGGGGGATGTAGTCTTGCCAGCTGCCTTGGGTGGCTATGTCTAGAGTAAATCCTGACAGGGAATCTTTAGCAACCAGGGTGTAGCTTGCAGTCTGAGTCATTGCTTTAGTGTCTGCGGCGTCCTGTGCTATTGGCAATCCATTGTCTTTAAAAATTCCAGACATCTTATCTAGATTGTTGGCATTGGAAGCACACACCCTATGCACATTTCCACCAAAGGTAAATGAGTAATCCCTACTTCCCCCTACAAACATTTTTAAAGATTGTGAAGAGCTCAGGAACGCTGCAATAGGGCCTCCGAAGCTTTGGGCTTTTTTAAAGCTAACTCCAGCTACGAATTTTATGTTTGGAGAAACTTCCTGAGAGTTATCAAAAACTTCACCGTCGAGGGCATAGCTAATCTTTGCATCCTCAAGGTACGCCTCAAAGCTGGAGCCAGTTATCTCATTGACTAGCTTAATCAATAGCTGCTTTGAACTAACATCTGATGCAGAGAATACTCCGAATACTGCCTGTGGCGTTTCGTTTAAGAACGATAGGTTTTCAAAATATGCATACCCTGGGGTTAGTCCAGCAGTATTCTGAAAGGAAAAGCTTGGGTCTTCGGGGTTAAACTGATAGGACATTATATCTTCCCAGCCAGTGCGGGAAGAGGAATCTTGAAAAGAAATAATTGGCAGTGGGTAGTCTGATAGATTAAGGCTGGTCTCATTTGCATTTATGTTATCTGAAACGCCAGAGGACCATGCCGACGTGTTGGGATATCTAATATTTTTTGCAGCTCCAGCAAGAGAATAGTCAAAAAGAACGGACTCCGACTTATTGTATCCGCTCATTGAGGTGGGTACGGATACGCCCTG